ATCGGAATATTTAGTTTTACAGATTCCGATATTGTTAGAAATTCAATAATTTCCAAAATCTTAAAAAAATACGAAGAGTGAATTAACAACTATTTAGTTATCCAATTTAATTTTTATTTTGTATGAAAAAGTATTAATGAGAATTGGTATTGAATTAAATGGTGTTTTACGGGATACATTGGGTAAGATTATTCAAGTCTATGAAAAAGCTTATCTAGAGCAAGATATTGATGAGTCACCACTAAAACAACATGAGGGTGAATCTGAATTAAACACAGAAGAAGCGACCTTCACTGAAATACCTAATGCGGATAATTTTACATACGAGATAAAAAGACCAATTAACAGCTTAACCCTTAAAGACCATTTTGCATTTAGAAATGACGATGAATTATATTCGTTCTTATATGAAGAATTTCCCATGCAAATATTCGGTCATTCCGGTTCTGTTGAAACATCCACGTTCAACGACTTAAACGAAATTTATCGCACCTTAAGAGACTATCATGATTTAACCATTGTGTCTGATGAGATTGGTAAATCAAAACCAGCTTCATTATTTTTCTTATCAAAATTTGGTTGTCTTATTGAAAAGATAAAGTTTTATAGCAACTCAACAATAAACTCAATGTGGGATGAAATTGATGTTTTACTTACAGCAAATCCCGATTTATTATTGAATATTCCAAACGGTAAACTAATAATAAAATTCAATCAAGAATATAATAAACATATTCCTTCAAAATACGAAATAAATCGAATTAAAGAATTGGAAGGGGTAGTTAACACGATAAAAAATGATTAAATTATTTGGAGACGCATATTATATTGACATAGATAACTTTGATGAATATGTTAATATCCCAAACCCCACAGGTGGAACTGAACATAACATAAGCGTTGTTAAATTTGAAATTCTTAAAGCGATGATTGAGGTCGTTCTTTCAAATGAGGAGCAAATTGACGAAACATTAGGATTAAAAGGAAGTTCAATTTCTATTCCCTTTAAGTTAGCATTTAATACATTAATAAAACATAAAATACTTAACAAAATTTAATATGGATAATAGCGTTGTAGAAAAATTAAAAAATTCTATTGCAAATATAGAACAAAAAAATTCTAAGATTTATTTCTTTGTTCAAGACACTAAAGGAAATGCAAAAGCTTCCATTAGATACATTTATCAAATTGCATTGACATTAAAGAGAGCGGGTTATAACGCGATAATTCTTCATGAAAAACCCGATTATATTGGTGTTGCAAATTGGTTGGGAGAAGATTATATGAAAGAACTTCCCCACAAATCTGTGGAAGGTACCAATTTGGAGATTTCCCCCGAAGATTATCTTGTAATTCCTGAGGTTTTTGCATTTGTTATGGATCAGGTTAAGAACCTCCCTTGCGGAAAAATTGTTCTTTGTCAAGCATATGACCACATGATGGAAACCCTCCAACCCGGTGCAACTTGGATGCAATATGGTTTTGTTAAATGCATTACCACGTCCGAGACACAAAAAGATTTCATTTCCAAAATAATGAAAACAGCATCAATTGATATTTTGGAACCTTATATTCCCGATACTTTTGAAAAAGCAACCCTTCCCGCAAAACCAATTGTTGCGGTACACGCTAGAGAACAAAGAGATGGTTTGAATTTCATTAAAACTTTCTATCTAAAATATCCCCAATTCAGATGGGTTACTTTTAGAGACCTAAGAGGTTTGACCGAAAGAGAATTTGCAACCGGATTAAAAGATTGCTTCCTTTCTATTTGGATTGACCCCACAAGTGCGTTTGGTACGTTCCCACTAGAATCAATGAAAGTTGGTGTACCTGTCATTGGACAAGTCCCTAATTTGACACCAGCTTGGATGAAAGAAGAAAATGGTATTTGGTTGGAGAATCCAACGCAATTAGCTGATATTACCGCAGATTTTATCCAAAACTGGATTGAGGACAATATCAAACCCGAACTCTTCTCTGAAATCGAAACAACAGCAGCGCAATTTTCAGATCCTGAAAAATTTAACAACAAGGTGGTTGAGCTTTTTGATTCGTACTTAACATCAAGAAAGGGGTCTTTTGAATTACAACTAAATAAACTAAATGAAACAGTCGAAGCTTAATATGGAAAACAATTTAAATTTATCCGTTATTCTACCAATCAAATCAGCATTGGTAAAAGATTTTAATGATTACTTTGATAAAGCAATTAAATCATTGCAAACCCAACAAGTTGGTATTAACGATTTAATAATTGTTCATACGACTGAAGAACAATTAGTTAATAAATTAAAAGAATATGACTTTGGCGGATTAAACGTTAAGCTTATCGAATATAAAGACACGCCTAATTTTTCATCACAGATTAATTTAGGCATTGAATCATCAACATCTGAATGGGTATCGTTCTTTGAATTTGACGATGAGTATTCCAGTATTTGGTTTAAAAATGTTAAGAAATTCGCTGAAGTCTATCCCGATGTTCAAGCATTCTTACCAATTGTTGTTGATGTTGATGCTAAAGGAACTTTTGCTGGTTTCACAAATGAAGCAACATTCGCCGCAAACTTTGCAATGGAAATGGGTATTTTAACAAACGAAACTTTACACAATTATCAAAATTTCCAAACTTCTGGTATGGTAATTAAAAGAGAAAAAGTTATGGAATTTGGAATGTTTAAATCATCTCTCAAATTAACATTTGTTTATGAGTTCTTGCTAAGAATGACTTATAATTCCGCAAAAATAATGACAATCCCAAGAGTTGGTTATAAGCACCTCAACTTAAGAGAAGGTTCTATTTTCTGGAACTACAAGAACGGAGAAAATGTTCTTACCGAAGATGAGGTAAAATTCTGGGTAAATACCGCCAAAAAAGAATATTTCTTTACGAAAGATAGGGATATAAAATATGAACAACAAGAAGTTTAATGCTTGTAAAACCTAAAATGGTTAATAAAGCAGGAGGTGAACAAACAGAAAAAGAAAATTATTTTGGTTCGGAGCAAGAACAAGCCGTTAGGTTATTTTTATCCGCATCAACAATTGATGAAAAGAATAAGATATACAACGAGTATTTAAAACACCCTCTTGACAAAATGATATCTTCAATAATAAGAAGATATAAATTATATAGGAAAGACATGGACTTCAAAGAAATCCATTCGGATACACATTCTTTTTTAATGACGAAAGTTGATAAATTCAAACCGTCAAGAGAAAAGAAAGCGTATTCTTATTTTGGTACAATTTGTAAAAATTATTTAATGGGTCAAATTATTAAGGACCAAAAGGACATGAATAAGAAAATATCTTATGATGACGTGTCAAGTAGTCTCGAAAATAGTTATAAAATGTCTTATTTAATAGAAAACTATGAGGTGGATGATGAGGATATTGTTAAAAAATATTTAGCGGAGTTGATTGAATTTGCTGAAAACCCTCAATTAAATGAAAATGAAAAAAAATTAGCCTATGGGTTAATAGAGTTATTTTCCAATTACGATTCTTTATTTTATGAAACAAGAAATAATAAATTTAATAAGAATTTAATTTTACTTACATTAAGAGAATTAACAAATTTATCGACCAAAGAAATTAGAATTTCAATAAAGAAATTTAAGATACTATACGGTAATACATTAAAAAATATACTAGACTAATATTTATAGTTATGTCAGGGAGAAAAAAAGAAATAAGCCTAACAAAAGAATCAATTCTTGCGGTAATGCAAGAAATCTACAACGAACTTGTTGAGCAGAGAAATACTGCCATTAGAATTCAAAATAAAATGTTGGTTATGTTAAAGGAACCTGAAGATATGGCAACTATCGGTCCTGTCATTGAAAAACAACAAAAAATAATTAATGATGTTGTTGAGAAAAAGCTATCTCTAGCTAAACTACAAGCATCAATTTGGGAGAAAAGTAATGGAAGAACTGAAGATTATAATTTGGCGGATATTGACCCCACATTGATTGAAAATTTAATGAAAAAAGATATTGAAAACATTTCTGACAACACGCCATATAAATTAAAATAATTTTTTTCTTATGGCTGCGGATTTAGAAAGTTCTTATATAGAAATTGAAGAAAAAAGTAAAGCTTATGCTACGTATAAGCAAGTTACTGACGATATTAAAAGTCTAAAAAAATCTGTCGGTAACAATTTAGCACAAGCTGATAACCTTGTTAATAAGGGTTTACCCGATGGTGTAAGTAAAATTACAAAAAAATATGAACAAGAAGTAAAAAATCAATTTGATAGGCTTTTAGATTTTGTAAAATTTAATCCAAACGGAGGTGGCACACAAGGAAATTCAACAACTTTAAATTATGTTAAAAAAGCGTTAATCGCATCTGCAAACAGAAGCGGTCCAAAAATAACAAAGCTTTTGCAAGATGAAATGATACAAGCTCTTGGTTGTTCTGAGCAAGAGGAATATCAACAAAATATACAAGTTACAGTACCTTTATGGTCTTTTGATTTATTTAAACAACTTAAACAAGAACCAAATTCTGTAACCGGTAAACTTTTTTATGAAAAATCCGATAGTAATTCTATTGGTGTAACACCTTTTAGTTTAAATAGAAGTTTTTACTATGCAACACAGAATATAAACCCTAACTATTTTAATGCGACATTTGGAACTCCCTATTTAGGATATTCCAACCAATCATTATTTGACATTACATTTAATCCAACCGCAACACTACCATTTCCATTTAACTACCAAACCGAAGCTTTTATTGTGACTTTAGGTAATAGTCGGAAAGTATCAGAATTCTTTGCTGACTATTTTAGAAAAATAAAAGTAATTGAACCAAAAAATATTTTATCACAAATTATTGAAATACTAACCGGTGCAATTTCAATAAAGCTAAAATCGGACATGGAAGAACAAAGTAAGTTTTTACTTCGTTTACAAAGAATTTTAGGTCTATGTTTTGATTTTAATCGTGAAATTGACGTAAGCGGTATTGCAAAAACACCTGAAGTGGATGCGATTGACCAAAGTTTTTTTGAACTTACAGATATTGATTTAAGAACAATTGATGCTAGAATATCTGATATTCAATTAGGTGTTGTCGAATTCACAGATTGTGATAATGTTAAACTTCCTGTCGATATTGAATCATTATTCGATTTAATTGACCAAATGAATTTTGTTTCGGACCCAAATGCCGAAGATAATATCACCGATTCATTAACTCAAACTTTATTACAAAGTCAGGGATGGGGCGGAATTACAATTCCAACAGCATTAGAAGTAAATATCAATACAGACATATTAAAATCATTACCAAGAGCAGTTGTTTTGGCGTTATTAACACCAAAAGTTTTATTTCCATTTGTTGTTATGTCATTAGCGTTAGGTAAGTTATTTGTTTATGAATTTGTAAATTTAACTGAATTTATAAAGAAAAATATTAGATTAATGGTTAATTTAACATCTAAAATATTCGCAATCTTTGTTAAAGAATTGTTTGATATCATTGTAAAAGATTTAAGAATTTTAGTCCAAGTAATTATTGGTGATTTAGCGAGAAATGCAATTACAAAAAGATATGCGATGATTTTATCTTTAATTGAACTCGCATTAGTTGTTGCAAATTTAATTTCTGATTATAGAAGATGTAAAAGTGTTGTTGATGAGATATTACAAATCTTGTCGTTAGCGACACGAAGCACACCCTTTTTTATACCAACACCTCTTTTAGCTGCGGCACCATTGCGTTCTGGTTTTGATAATTCGAGAGCTTTTACAAATGTAATCACTGAGTATCAAAAATTAGGTTTACCAACCGGACCAATGCCAGATGGTAGTCCAAATTTAATGTTAGCCTCAAAATTTGCCGAAATCACTGGCGTACAAACAGAAGATATTCAAAACGGGGTTGTTAATGTTTTATTACCCGCACCAACACCAATAACATTATACGGAATTAAAGCATGATTGATACAAACAAAACAAATAAAGAAAAGATAAAATCCATACTTGAGGATTATAAAAATTCGTCAAATAAAGATTTAATATTCGTTTTGGATTCTTTAAATGAAGAATTTGAAGAAACAAAAATTTTAATTATTAAGTTATCAAAACATTTAGATTATGTTGAAGAAACTTATAATAAGATACACACCGAATACACTTCTAGAGTGAAATGACAAAAAATAAAAACCAAATAATATTCCCAGCTATCGTAATTGATAATAAAGATCCTTTGTTATTGGGAAGAATTCGTGCTGTATCACAATTAGATAATAAAGTACAAATTGTTCAAGCGGTATGGAGTGATGCTTTGGGTTTAAAAAAATCATCAAAAGATGCGGAGGATGATATTCCGGAGCAATATAAATGGACAACCAGAGACCCTTTTTTATGTTTACCATTATTACCGTTCTTTATTAATCAACAACCGGAAATTCAAGAATCTGCTAATATTTTTTATGCAAATAAAGAATTTCCATATCAAAACAAATATTATGTGCAAGGAGGTTTTTCTTCTCCGGTCGCATCGAGTTTTGAAAGTTATTTAAGTTCAAGAAAATACACATCACAAGGTACTCAAATAAAGCCATTACCCGACATTAAAAAACCGGGAACGGATGAATATTATAATAATTTTAGTAAAGGCGTTTATCCTGAACCCAGAGACAATGCAATTATTGGTCGAGGAACTTGTGACATAATCGTTAAAGAAAATGATGTTATTTTAAGAGCGGGTAGAAATGTACCGCAAAAAATCAACCAACTTCCAAGATATTATGATAAAAGGTCATTTTTGCAACTTTCCGCGTATAGAACAACTGAAAATAGTGTTGGTATTAGAAAAGTGACAAAAATATCAACCGGAACACCACAAGTTAAATTCTTATTGGAATGGTCAATTTTAAACCCCGAAAATAATACAACACCAAATAATTTCACAGGAACATTAGATTTATATCAATTAAAAGATAATATTGAATCATTAAAAAATGTTGATTTTACTGTTGACACGCAAGTTGAATCTAGCGATTTAACTTTAGTAACTTCGTTACAATTTAATTCTTTAACAAAAGAACAAACCGCACAATTCATAAATGACGTTCTTAAAAGATTAAACAATGAGGGTAGAATAACAAACACACAAGGGGTTACAATAACGCTACCAAATGTATTTCCGCTTGCGTTCAGACCAAATAAAATTACTTACAAGTGGATCTCAACTGAAGACCCAATTCAATATTCGGTTCAATTTAATAATGTGAGTTATTTCTTTTCAAATGTAAAATTGCAACCATCAGATAAAATTTTTGGTAGCGGTGTTTTATATACAAAAAATAGTTTTGGAAAACCATTACAATTTACAAATGAGGAATATATCGAAAAAGCGGTAAGTCCATCAACTCAAACTGTTGGTATTTTGGGTGGTGATAAGTTATTCTTAATGTCACATAACTCCATAATACCAAGCAAAGGTAAAATAAATATTGACGGTACTGTGTATGGTATTTCACAAGAATTAATGAATTCTGAATTAATACCAAAAACAAGCTCAATGGTTAGGGGTGAGGAATTAATGGATTTGTTAAATTTAGTTGTTCAATTTTTAATAACGCACGTTCACCCTTTTCCGGGGCTACCACCTGTTCCTGTTAGCACAACCGGAATTCAATCACAAGATATCTTAAACAAGATTAGAAACGCTTCGGATAATATTTTAAATAGTAATATTAGGATTAACTAATTCACAATTCGATATATACCGTTCTATGATTTAAAAATCTATGAATTTCCGGTGTCATTATTGAAATCTCATTAAAATCAGCATCCGATAATTTTAATGGTTTAGCGTATATATTATATATAATACTATCATCATATTGACCAACCTCAATATAGTCTTTATGCATAATTTTATCGTTAATAACAAATAAAAAAGTATAAGTACCCTTACTTAATGAAATTTTTGCTTGTTGAATAAAAATTATTGACCCTCTAGCGTATTTTCCCTCTTCGATTTCTTTCCAAATCTGGATTTCACACCCCACAGGGTTTAATAAATTACTATCAACTATTCTAACATACATCATAGTTTTATTATCTTGACATAAAACCATATTACCAAAAAACAAAAATAATAAAAAAATTAAATATTTCCTCATTTGGTTATTATTGGTTTGGCATTAGATAAATATCTTAAGATAAATCAATTTTAATTAAAAAATCCAATATTTATTAAGAAAACATTTTAATGTCCATACATAAATCATATTTTAGCAGAAATAACACAATTATTTACAATAATTGCACAAATACCGGACAAAATCCAGTGACCGAATTGTATTTTGGTACTAATCCAAATCTTATCGCACCAAAAGGTTTTACAAGATTTATTTTTGATTTGGATTTGCAACCATTGCTTGATAAAATAACCGGAACCACAGTATCAACAGGTTGTACCACAGCAATGACTCATACACTACGTATGACAAATACTTCCGCATTTGATAAAGAATTATTAAATACGTTAGATTCAACAGGTAGAAGAAGAGCAACGTCATTTGATTTAATATTATTCAGAATTCCACAAATTGCAACATGCACAATCAGTGGAAATCCAATTCCGACACCACTTGACCCATGTGACCCCATAATACCAAATCCAACCGCAATAACAACTTGCATTTATAATCAAGGCGTTGCGTTATGGGATGAAGGTGTTGGTTATGATTATAATAACTTCTCAACCTCGTTAAACTCGACTCAGGGAGCTTCAGTTCCCCTTTATGAACCCGAAGACAAATCATATTCCGATAGACCGTCAAACTGGCTAAAAAGAACCACATTGAATTATTGGTCAGAACCGGGAATATATAACAACGAGAATAATGGAAATATAAATTATAGTGCAATAACAATTGTTGATACACAACACTTTGAATTTGGAAATGAGGACATTGAATTTAATATGACAAACGAAATAAATTCAATTATTTATGGAACATTAACTGGTGTTACAGGATGGGGAATTGCGTTTAAACCCGAACTTGAAAATTTAACCGGATTAACTGAGAATTATTCGGTTGGGTTCTTTACCAGACATACCCAAACTTTCTATGAACCCTGTCTTGAAACCGTGTATGATGATTTAATACTGGATGATAGAAATAATTTTGTTCAATTTAGGGAAAATAAACTCTATCTTTACGCTTATGTTAATGGTGATTTTGTTAACTTTGATAGCAATCCGGTTGTTTCTATTTTAGATACGTTAGGAGATCCAATATCAGGTTATACGGGACTAACAAGTTGTTTAAAAACAAAAGGTATTTATGAGGTAACAATTCCAGCGATAACAGGATTAACAACACCTTGTCAATATACCGATGTTTGGAGCGGTATCGCAATTAACGGAATATCGTTACCAAATGTTGAAAATGATTTAATTGTAAAACCATATGGTAGTTATTTTAATATAGGTACGGAATCAAAGGAACCAACAATTTTAGGGTTTGATTTTTATGGTATTAAGCAAGATGAAAAAATATTAAATACCGATGTTAGAAAAATTGGTGTTATTGTTAAAAAAGCATATACAACACAACAACTTTTAACTGATGTTACGGTTTATTATCGAGTTTATGTCAGGGAGGGTCAAACCGAAGTTCAGGTGCAAGATTGGGCGTTGGTTAATCGAACACCAAATGAATATTACTTCATCTTTGATATGAGGGATAAATTACCGAATGAATATTTTGTTGACTTAAAAGTTAATACTAGTGGCGAAAAAGACACTTATAAAAGAACTATTAAGTTTCAAATTGTTAATAAAAAATAATAAATAAAAAATGAAAAAAACAATTAAATTAACAGAAAGTCAATTAATTAAGTTAATTAATAATAAAATTAACGAACAAAAAACTGGAAACTACATGTTTTTCAGCAATTTAAAACAGATGCGAAGACAAATTGATATGTTATTATCAATCGACCCGCAAATGATTGAAGAAACCCTTCAAAATGGTCATGATTGGGCGGATGACCATATTGCCACGGCAACAGAAAATATGGATCAAGTATTTGATTTCTTAATGAATGAAAAAGAAGGTGACCATACTGTTGGTCCATTGGATGAAGAAACAAAACGTGAACCAACAAATAAAACACTATGGTCAAGAGCCAAATCATTAGCAAAATCAAAATATAAAGTATGGCCTTCAGCATATGCTAGTGGATGGGCGGCAAAATGGTATAAAAAGCAAGGTGGTAGCTGGAAAAATAAATAATAAATAACATTAATAAGATGAAAAAAGAAATTTTAATAACCGAATCACAGCTTCAAATTCTTGTTAACACAACAAAAAGAGTAATAACAGAAATGGCTAATTTGACATGCTCAAATGCGAATTATGAAAGTCTATCTGAGTTTTTGGGTAAAAAAGAAAGTAAAAAAATCGGTAACAACACATTTTTAGAGCGTTTAGAACCTAATGTCTTAGGAATTAGATTACACGGTACTTACATTATTGAAATCGACCCCACCGATATTATGAAATTAAAAACAAAGGGGTGGTGGTCTAGAACAACAAAGGATAGATTAAATCAATTCTTAGGTTGTAGAGGCGTTAGTATCTATCAAAAAGATAACAATTGGACCATAAAAGGAATGAATGGTTCATTTCAATTTAATGATGATATTATGGTAACATCGGATGGTGATGTTATTGCAAGATAACGTTATGGTAAAGAAAATCAAAATAACAGAATCAGACCTTTATGACATGATAAGGCAAGTTCTTCTTGAGCAAGAAGAAGAAGATGTTTGGTATACAGATGCTGAAGATTTTAAATTTAGATTATTTAAGGCGTTTGATGGGGATTCTGAAAAATTTGCAAAATACCATAATAAGTTTTATGAAAAGATTGTTGTTGATGGTGGTTTGGATTTGGATGAAACCCCAGTAACATCCCTTCCCGATAATCTTTACGTGGGGGGTTATTTATGGTTACGCGGTTGCAAAAATTTAAAAACTTTACCTAATAACCTTAATCTTAACAATCATTTAGATTTAAGAAGTACAAATATAAAAAGTTTACCAAAAAGTCTTAAAATTACCAATGGTCTTATTTGGATTGTTGATACACCCTTAAATTATAATGAAGAATTAATACAAAAATATGATAATTTTCCAATTTTTAGGTATTAATAATATTTCCGTCTTTATCAAATATTCGTATTTCACCATCTGATGCTCTCCCCACATATGTGTCATTTTTAGCCAAGCTTAATGTTACATATTCAGCGGGAATAACTACACCACCCTTTTGATTGATTACACCAAACCTCTTATTGTTTGGGTCTGTAATAACAATCATTTGTTTGAATTTATCGGGATTTGAAACGTATACATATTTATCAGTTAATTTATAATTTTTAGCGCAAACTAAAGCAGCTTTACTAATTTCTTTGGTACTAATAATATCCATTTCTTTATTTTTAAATTTCTTAAACCCCCTTTCTAATTCCTCACACAACACTTCATTTAAATTTATTTTGTTATTTGTCAATAAATAACTAATTACTATTAAAACACGTTTAAATTGTCCATAATCACCATTATTGATGTAATTAATTAAAATTTCTTTAAATACGTCAGAGAAGTTTTTTATTATAAAAATAATCTCAGCACTCCTATCAAGCAGCAGTTGATTAAAATGCGATATATTATCTTTAAACATTTCCATTAACTTTGGATTGTTGTTTGAAGATTTGAGCAAATCAATTTGATGTGATTTTGAATACTTTGAAAAATTTAATTTACCGTTTAAAATAGCTTCAATAATATATGGGTGCGCTAATTTATCTTCAATGTTATATTTTAATGCTTCATTTTTTGAAAAAACAAATTCTTGTTGCTCAGGCGTTAAATCCTTTAATTTAAAGTTTGTTTCCGGTTGATATCCAGAATTTGATAATTCAATAATTGGATACTTGTCTTGAGTTAAAATATCAATAATATATTTGTGATACTTTGATGAGGGTTTCTGATTTCCAGATGCTTTAAAGTCATAAACGACACCATTTTTGCTATAAGCCATAGTAATAAAGCTTTGGCCTTCACCAAACTCATTTATATTTCTTAATGATATTAATGTATTTCCTTGTCCCGCCCTACCGCAATGTCCCATTCTTCTTTGTTCTTCGCTACAATACGATGTCCCAAGATCAGCCCAATAATAACCAACACCATTTGAATTTCTATAGTCAATAATTATCTTACCCGTTTCCTCATATTTTCTTTTTTCGCCCACCTTTAATGAATCATGCCATTCACGCGACTTATCAAATGCATCATCATAGGTAAGAGTTTTTAAGTCAATTTGTTCTCTTCTTGGACTTCTTAACCAATCTAGAATGTATTGATATGTTCCTTGGATTCCATTAAACCAAGTATAAGTTGTTTCGGGTGATTTTTTATTTATTTTCTCTAAAGTTTCTTCTCTACTCCAGCCACTATCAGACATTCTTTTTTTTAAGAAAGAATCCGCAATCCATACCGAATATTTGTCGCTCAAATTATGAAACTCATCCGCCCATTCTTTTGAATAACCGATTTTAACGATAACATCCCTTTTATCAGCTTCGGTCAAAATAACCTTAACGGAATTGACCAAATGATTTAATTGCGATTCTGTTATAACAATATCTTTTTTTACCATATCAATAAATATATCAAAACTTTGTTTGCACATGTCAAACTTTGTCATTATCTTTGCAAAAGAAACAAAAACACATAAAATGCTCACCCACAAAATCAAACGCTTTTTTCAAAAGCAATATATTTTTCTTAAAAAATTTGACAATAGAGCGTTAACAAAAAAACAACAACATGAAAAGCGTTGCTTTCAGATTTGTCAAAAATTAATTCACAAAGAAGGTACCGTACTTTTGTTAACACCGGTCACAGAAAAAAGATATATCAAAAATGATGTTCTTGGAATGTTTATTGTTATTCATGAAGGCGTTGTAAAAATCACAAATCATACCTATTCATATGTCGTTTTTATGGATGGTAATGATTATGATAATATTATCAAAGAATTTAATGAAGAGGTTGAGAAACGTAGACTCAAAATGGAGAGAGAAATCAACACAAACATTAGGCACTCATTGGATAAGATTCTTGAGTCCCTTTCCTAAAACAATTAAATCCACCAATCGTTTAATCTGTTCCTCATTTGTTTTTTTCTTATGTGAAACCATAGTGGGTTTATTTCCCTTACCAACCTTTGGTTCTTTTTTCTCCGCTCGTCTTTTTTGAGAACAAGCTCTTCTTTTTTCTTCAGTAGACATACTTCTTGCTGCGGCATAACCACGACATTTTGGATAAGCGGTTGATTTGGCTTCACTTCTTCCACAAGGGGGGTGTTTACCGTTCTTATCCTTTTTGCAAATATTAACCCACGGACCTTGTGGTTGTTTACTACCTTTTGGTTTCTTTTTTTTACCAAACCAGACATCCAAATCTTCATTAATTGAATGCACCGGATGTGTTGGAATGTGATACTCCCCCTTTGAATTTTTTTCCCACATACCCAGCACTCGTTTTATGTTGTTTTTGAGTTTTTTGTTTTTGCTGTCATTATTCATTGGGTGAGTTGAAAACTCGGTGAAGGGTTTTAATTGGTCTTTTCTCCATTTAACTAATCCAATAGAAATCGGACCATTAAATTCACCATATGTTGAATTTTCATTTAAGGGAATTTTTTCCTGATTTGCAATATCGGTTAAATCAATGGTTTTGATTGCTTTGCGCATTATGCAGGGAATCAAATCATCACGGTAATTTAATTTTGAAAAATTATACGCTCCAGTATCTTCCTGCGTAATATTAAACCTTTTTTCTATCCACCTATCAAGTATTGCTCTAACTAGATAATAATCGGATAAATTAAAAATTTTGTATATATCATAAATAATATCGTTAAAAAATATATAATTTTCGTCAAATTCTTGTTTCATTATTAATTTATTGCTAGCTAAATCGACGATAAAAGTATTAACCTTACTTGGGTGCAAACCAGCAAGATATACATCACCAGCAAGATTATCAATATCATTACTTCTATCAAAATAAGGTTCGTCACTAAAAGTTAAATTAGCATTACCATAAGTTTTTACCAAATCATCTAAAAATTCATCGAGGCTAGATATTTCTTCCTCACTTAAATTATCGTAACTGCCTGATTCGATTGCATACATCGCCCAAGCTGGTATAACAAAACCATAATCACCAGAAATTGAGCATGTTGATTTAACTAGTGTATAATCCTCAAATTTTAAATCTAAAAAACGAAAAAATATGTCATTTGGAATTTTCATAAATGATTTTAACAATAAATATCTTGATGCTGTTTAAATTTTTCTTATCTTTAATAAAAAATGGAAGAAAAAACACCAATAGGAACTTTATTTAATACAATAAATTACTATTCAGATAGTGATTTGGAAACGTTTTCTACCTCAATGACAAAAGAACAAGCATTTTACTGTATAAATCAAGCAATAAAAGCGGCACACAATAGAGGCGCATTCTCATTGGAAGAAAGCGAGGTAATTTCAAAAGCATTAAGACAAATAATAACCCATGAGTGACCAAATATTTCAAGCACATTTTCATTTAACCGGATTAACTTCACAAGAATATTATGAAGTTTTAACAAATGTCACCAAATTTGGAAAGGTTGTTTCATTTGGTGGGGGAATTGATAATATTGTTGAGCAAAAAACAAAATTAATTGAAAAAATTGAGATTGATTTGAGAGAAATTGGTCTTAATAAAGAAAAAAGAACGGAATTTATCGAAAATTGGAAGAAATTGATTTGGTAAATTGAAAATTATTCTTAACTTTGTTGTCAAATTAAGACAAAATGAAAAAATTACTTATCTTATTGTCATTTTTTACCGTTTATCCCGCTTATTCCCAAGAAGTTAACGATATTGAAAGGGAATTTAATGCGATTTATAAGGAATATTGCAAAAAAATTCATCATAAGATTAAATATGGTGAATGTTTTGATACCGTTGTTACAATTCATTTGAATTATCTTACAAATCATGAAGAAAACATGATTACACATCATCAATTGGATGTTCCAAAATATAGAACAGTTGGGGATAGAATTTTTAGCTTATTTCCATATCATACGGGTGATTATGCAGAAATTGCAATCATGGGAAATATTATAGGCGATAAAACTGCAAAACAAGAAGCACAAGAATTTTTTGATAGCTTTATGAAATCACCGGGTCATAGAAAAATTATGGTCAACAAAAAATTTAAATATTACGCATTTAAATTTAAATACAACATCCACGGATGGTTGGTAGGCGTTGGTGTGTATAGTGAAATATGGGGATATAAATAATTATTTATTAAATACAGGACATTCAATCATTTTAGCAAATAGCTTAGTTTTTGGTATTCCAAATTTTGTAATTTTTGCATTTTTTCTACCACTTATCTTTCCTGTTTTTGTTTTACCTTTAAAGAATTCAACGTCATATGCTATATTAACTCCCTCCGCAGGGGGTTTATCTATTGATTTTTCCATTGCAAATGCAATTGTTAATGATGGTTTTGTGTATTTATATACATCATATTCTACTTTTGTTTCAAGTGGTTCACCGAATTCATTTCGTTTTGTTTCATCGGTTGAAGACGGTTTCATTGAAGATTGACCTTTTGGGATAAAAGGTAATGGTTTTGGTGGATTTGGACCGCTTGTTCCGTCACCATTATCACCATTTATGTTTTGTTGAATATTATTTTGAGTTGAACACCATAATGTTATTCCCATTTCATTTAATCTTTGCATAATAAAGTCTCTAACCGAATCATTTCTTAATTTTGATAATTGAGCAAATGAATATTTTTCAGCATCACCAGTATTTCTAAATCTGCTAGCACTACTATTAATTATCAATGAATCAACACATTTGTTAAAGCCCGCATTTTCTTTAATATTTGCATCAACTTGGGCAAAAATTGTATTTTGAATATCCGCTTTACCTTCATCGGTTAGTTCCCACTCATTATCTCTAAAATAAAAATTAGTTTTTGCATTTTCATCAAGACTAACAGTTAATCCGGGTTGTTCATTAGGACTTTCTTTTTTTATTTCTTCGGTTCCTTTTCTTAATAAAAGACCGTCGATTAGGTTAATATGGCTCTCAATATGTCTAACAATGTCAGCAATAAACGGTTTTTGTTTTGGATCAGCAACCATTTCATTCCAAATAGCAAGTTGGTCTTCACCTTTTATTAATTTTTTCACAATACCTCTATTTTCAAAATAACGTTCAATAGCCGCCCTTTTCTCGTTGGAAGGATTTTTATCCTCTTTTTTAGAATAAATTCTTATCAATTCTTGCTCATTAATAAACGCAGAATATAAACTTAATATTCTCGCTTTTTCATCTTCAGTTATTAAAAATTTACCCATTTGAAAGTTTTTTATATAAATATCTAGAATTATCGTTTTGGATATTCTTTTATGATATTTTTTATTGAACATAATAATTGCTCATTTTCTTTCTTATTTCCCAAGAATATAAAATATCTTTTCTTTCTTCCCAAATTAACCATTTTAACATCAGGAAAGTGTGACAACACATTTTCCTTTTTTGCGGTACCAATCATACTTCTTATATGTCTTTGATTATATGTTTTACCGTTGATAATATAACCATAACGTATTCTTTCCTTTCCAGTGCTCGTTAAATTACCACCAAAGGTTCCAACATAATACCAATTCATTGATTGATATATTGTTCCAATTTCACCCGCTGAAGAATCCACCGTTGCGGTAACCACTTTATAACGCATATTTTCTTTTAACCATTTATTTGTTCTGGTTATAAAATATGATGCGGTATTTTTTGGTGTCCACCAAAGACAAACGCCCCGACTTAATTGTATTATTTTACCGGTATAACCATATTTATCCCAAATACCCATATTCTCACCATACTCTGGTTGGTACGCAACCACACCACCTAATTTCTCATCACCACCAACTTTAAAATAAATCCCAAAATAAAGATTTGTGTATTTCGGTAAATAACCTAACCACTCATACTCATTTATTATTGGTTCGCACACTTGTCTAGTAATTTGGCGAACTTCACAATTATTTAATGAAACTTTTGAGATATCAAAATCAATATTATTTTGTTGTTCGGTTTGCTTTTGTTGTCGTATTTTGTATTGATGGGCAATAATTTTATTACTTTTACTTATATTGTCAGAACCCCACATTGGTCTTAAATTACTTAATGACCAACATTCTTTAAATTGCTCGTCATCTGTTGATGTATAATTAAATTTGGATATTGGTATAATATGGTCTATGTGCCATTCACCGTAATTTTCTAAGGTCATTCGGGGTTCCAATAACTTATTTATGTGTTTTATCAAATCATTTTTTGTGTAACCCAATAGTTCAAAACATTTTTTATCTTTAAGAATGTCTTTTTCTTTTAGAGCGGTATATAATGCGGTTCTAAATACGCTGGAAATTTTGTATTTGGGGTCTTTTGCTTTTTTTTCTCTTTCATACTTAGCTTTTTTAGTTCTTACTTTATCTATGTTGTTTTCAACCCATTCTTTGTGATATTTTTTTAAATGTTCTTTATTTTCTTTTGACCAACGTGCTGAATTATTTTTTTTTCTTAATTTATTTTTTTCACTTTCACGATATTTCTTATCTGAAACTATTTTACCACCTTTAAATTTTCTACCGGATGGACCAAACTTAGCGCCATTTTCTTTTAAAATTCTAATAACTGTTGGTTTTGATAAACCCATTCTCTCTGAGATTGCGGGGGAACCTAAAAATCCAACATTATATAGTCTTAACATTTCATTAATTTGCTCCTTTGTTGGTTCTATTTTTTTCATACTATTTCTTTTTTTATAAATATAGTATTATTCCATATAATCGTCAATTAACCATGAAAAATATAAATAAAAAAAGCGGGAGAAAATCTCCCGCCTTCTTTATTTTGTTGTTTTTGAGCCTATTATCTCAATTCTCTTAAGTCAAATGAACGAACACCGTCAACAATAATTCTACCATAGAACCTGTTATTTACCATTTTTTTGGCGTAACGGGTCATGATACCCTTAATCGGGGTAAAGTTGAACGGATTGTACATTGTCGGAGTTAACTGGAGAGGTACATACGGAGCGTAGACGTATCCAGTGTCCAATAGAGATGTTCCCTTGTGACCAAGCAATACTGTGTTGGGTGGGAAGTAAGGGTCTCTGTAAACCTGATATCTACCTGCTAAAGTACCGACTTTCTCAATACCCATGTTGTACTGATCCTGTTCAGGAGCAGCATTTGAAACGTGGAAGTATTCGAGGTCATCGAAGATAGCTGAGATTTCAGAGGATACAACAATCCAGTTAGCGCCACCTCTTAAGGTTGACTTGTGGATTTGTGCTGAGATTTGGTTGATAGCGGTGATGAGGGTCTGGTTCCAGTCCTTTTGGGTATAAGGAACAGCAGCGGTACCTAATCTCTTCCAACCATTGTAATCCCATCTTAATGTCCAAGCAGCGCCTTTTCTCAAATCTCTTAAGATTTCTCTGTCGATTTCAGCGGCAACTTGCTCTGACAATAGAGCGGTTAATTCTGCTTCAGCATCGATGTTGTGGAAAGCAGCTACGTCTTGAGCGAGTTCAGGAGACCATTGTGCTCTTAACTTTCTTTCAGTTACTGATACAGTTACTGACTGAAGGTCGAAAGAGACTTCACCAATCTTGTCTTCGAATTCGAGTTCTTCGTAACGCTTCCAAGCCGCATTAATCTGACCGCTTCCAGATGAACCTGACCAAACTGCACCGGTAAGAGTTGCACCAGAATAACCGTCAATTGTGTTAGCATTGTCACACGAAATACAAACAGGAATTTGAGCATCAACTTCGAGATAGATGATACCAGTCGGTGAGCAGATGTCATCAAAATAACCACCATTACCACCTGTTGTGGTTCTGTTAAACGGAGCTTGAGTTTGTGAACCGTATTGAACAATACCCTTACCATACTTCTGAGTTACAACTCTGTAAAGAAGAGGTGTAACAACTGCTGTACCTAATTGAGTAGCAACAGCCGAAGTGTTTGTGTAAAGAGTAAGGTCTGACAAGAATGATTCGGTATCCATTTCCTGACCATCAGGACCGATGAGCTTACCAGCACCAGCACTTGAGAAACCTGAAAGAGCAACCAAAATCTTTCTGTATTCGCCTGAAGCGTAAGCAGTCGGAACAAGGTCAGAACCGCTCCATGCGACAGTTTGTGTTGCAGCAGTTAAGATAAGGAATCTACCCTTTGAGTAGTCGAAAAGACCAGCAGGGTTCAATCCGGGTTCGTTACCCTCATAGAAGAGGTCATAAAGACTCTTTCCATAAGCGTTTGAAGCAGGGGGATATCCAGTGTTAGGATCGCCGGGATAGTTACCGGGAGAACCAACAGGAGCGTAGTGCTGACCTGAATCTGAATAACCACCGGGGATAGCAGCGTCAGCAGTAGCACCGGTATAACCCTGAATTCTCGGAATGAAGTAGAATAACTTACCGATAGGGAGGTTCATGGCTTGAACTGATACGATTTCGTTCGCCAAGAGTTTCGAGAAAACTCTTCTGATAATCGGGAAAACTACGGTTTCAAATGAACCGCTGTCAGATGTAGAAGCCGCTTCGTTAATAAGTTGTGAAGCTTGGTTTTCATACAACTGAGCCATGTTTTCCTTTAAGTGACCTCTAAGACCCTCTAAGAATCCTAGTTTGTCCCACTTGTTAATTGTGTCTTCCTTGATAACCTTAAGATGCTTAAGACCAATGTTACCAACAAGACCGCTATCTAATAATGCACCCATTGTTTTAAATTGTTTTTTAAGTTTATTTTATTTTATTCATGAGGTCTTTCATGCGCAAGAATTGGGGATTCTCATAAGTCTTAGACTCAATCAAATTAACCGCAGAACCGCTAGAAGGAGCCTTTTCAATTTTTGACTCAATCGACTCGGTTATCGGTGTAGAACTCTTGGATGTTAAATCCTCTTTTATTGTTGTGTAAAGGTTCTTTGATTCCTTAATTGACTCAACACCATCAAATCTTCTTAGGATGTTAATTTTTTCCTGTTTTGAAGTTGAATGTTCAGTGAAAAGTCTGGTCGCGTAAGCAAGATTTGAATTAAATACGGCAACCTCGTTAAGTTTGTTTCTAAAGATATTTAACGCCTTTCTATATTCTTCATTTTTTTCTCTTAATGAAGTTAATTCAGCATTAATTTCTTCAAAATCAAAATCTTCTTCAAGATGTCTTGGAGCAGTTCTGGGTTTCGGTAATCCACCCTTTCTAAACTTGCTACCCATACCTAAAGTTCTTGCAGCTTCCTTGGTCTCAATTTTCTTTACATCAGATTTAGATGTTTTTGTAGCGTTACCCATCTTTGGTGTCATACCAAACATTTTTCCGGTAGGCTTTTTCATTGACATCTTTTTCGGACCTCTATTTGAATTATTTTCTGGATTCCTTCCTTTGAACATTTTTGGTTTGAATACTTCCTCCAAATCGTAGGTCTCACTCATTTCCTCATCTGTTTCTTCAGCTTCCTCCATTGTATCTTCGTCTGTATCGTCCTCTTCATCAAGTTCGATTTCGTAAACAACCTCCTCAACCTCATCAGATTCTTCTGATTCGTTAAAAATGTCATCTAACATAGCATCAATATCAGCTTGCTTTTCGGTTTCGGTTTCATCGGATTCTTCGGTCATTTCTTCCTCACCTCTCATTTTTCTAACTTTGTGACCTCTGCGCATTGGCATTTGATCCTCAAACTCGTCAAATTCAAGTTCATCATTAAGACCTAATTCCGCTCTGATTTTCTGAATTTTTTCTTCATCATCTTCGCTTTCAAAATCCTCATCTTCATCGCTACCTAAATCAAAAGCTCGTTCTTCAATGTTTTCACCTAAGTCAATTAGGTACTCAACATCTTCAGCGTCATCCTTTAGGTGAATCATATCATTGTCTTTTTTAACAATGATACCATCTTCATCACCCATAGCTTTGAAAACCTTTAAAAGCTCTTCTGTTGATGCTCCGGTCAAGTCCATAGGGACTTCATCTTCTACGTCCATGTCAAGACTCATTTCAGCGCCCATCTCTTCAGATTCGTCGCTTAAATCTTCATCGTCTTCCATGTCCATTTCTAAATCGGACGATTCTTCGCTTTCTTCATTATCGGAATCAGAATCCATTCCCATATTTGGAACGTCATCCTCATCTTCGTCAGCCTCACTTAAAGACTCTTTTACTAAATCGCTGATTTCTTCCTTCATTGTTGAAGCAAGTATTCCTTTTGCATTTTCTTGGATAGCTTCCTCTAAATTTCTCATTTGGAGTAAGGTATCTTCTACTAATGATTTTTTCTCTGACATTTATCGTATTTTTTACAATAAATATATCGTGTTTCGAAAAAAACATAAAAAAAACAAAAAAGAGGACAAAATGTCCCCTTTTTTAAGAATTATATAAAATATTTTACCCTATAACCTCATCAATTTTGCTCTCGACCACCGCAGTTATTCTCCAATCACTAGGGAACCCCTCATACTTTTTTGTGATTTTAGCTTCAACATCGGTAACAGAAAAGCCCTTAACCAATTTTTCTTCTTTTTTAATTTTAGCTCTACCAGTTTCGGGGTCAGTAAAGTCCAATGAAACCTTTGCGACAAAATACTTTTCATTATCATTCATTTTTTTAAAGATTTTAAATTATTTACCCAAATAATCGGATAATCTTTTCATTAAGTCAAGCGATTTGTTTTCTTTTTTATCAGAAACATTTGGTTGTCTTAATTTCCTCTCCTCTTCGATATTTTCATCAAATTTGTTTTTATCATTTATATCGCTGAAAAGATATGCTCCCGGTGTTGACGGTGATGAAACCAAATCAAAACAAATGAGTTCAAAATCTGATTGCACCTCATTTTGTTCGCCCTTCTTGGCTAACGAACCAACACCTCTTGAAGAAATACCAAGGGTTGCACCATGTCTTAATAAATTAGCTGCAATATCCGCTTTAGTTGAAACAATTCCTCTTTCATGAAATCCCGGAGATGTTAACAATTTTAACTTACCCATTAGAATATGTGCATCCCACCACATATCTGTAATAAGATGTGAAACTCTATCCAAATCAATAAGGGAAGATTCTGGGTGATTTAATTCACTCATAGCCTTTCCTTGCTTTATTAACTTAATATAATTTTCAGATTCTCTTTTTAGAATATTCTCAGGATAAATTCTACCGTTTCTATTTGGTACACCGTATTTTTGTAATACCGCATAAAATTCAAACGGTTTTGAATAATCCAATAAATTTTTAGATTCTTTAATGATTGCTAAGTTACGCTCATCGCTTGGTGAAATATAACCAGCATCCATTTCAATAAGAATACCTCTTTGTTCAATATCATTTGCTCCTAAAATTTTCATAGATATTTTTTATCTATAAATATGCGAGTATTCTAATATATTTCCTTCTTTGATTTTTTTTGTCGATGAGCAGATAAAATATTTATTGTTTAAAAATATTTTATCATTTATCAATCTTGATATGTAAGTAATTTCATTTCTAAGTTCTGTTGATTTAAAACCCACCTGTGGTTTAACATAGAGTGTTATTTCTAAATTCATAAAACTTTTTTTACCATATTGTATTCCGCTAGTTCTTAAATCCAAATCAACAATATAATTATCATCAAAAAAGATTGGATTTACTATATCATTAACAACATGTTTTATTTCTTTTCTTAAATTACCCACTACGCGTTCCCAACTTTCTAAATCTGCTTTTGGTTGTAACCAACTTTGAATATTTAAATACAGTGATTTAAAATTTTTAAAATCCACAGTTCCATAAGAAACTTTTAAGTTATCAAATCCTGATACCTTTAATGTTTTTCCAGTCTTCATCTAATCATTCTCATAAAAGTTTATTTTCTTAAGTATAAGAAACTTTTATTCGTAAAACAAATATTAGAGTGATTCGTTAAGTTTTTGTAGCTTATAAAAATTTAAATTATTTGGGGGTTCGCTTTTAACCCTATTGAGGGTCTCACTAACTTTAGTGGTTAAACCAGCGTCTGCTTGTTCTGTTAACAATGATTCAAGCTTCTTAATTGTGTTTTCCTTTAATTCACCAAACTGCTTGTTAAATTCGTCACTTGATAATGAAAGAATTGAAGTTAATTCGGTTTTTTCTTTTTCATCCAAACTTGAAATAGCTTCGCTTAACGTTTTGTTGGCAACTTTTAGCATTGTTTTCAAAGGAAGTTTTATAACATCTTTTGTTTCTTTTTTTCTTTTAAGATTTTCCACAATATTTTTTTTGCTAGCAACAATTAAATCTAATTTTGTTACTTTTCCCTCAACAACTGTATCAATATCTGAATATCTATTTTCAGATTTTATATCTTTAACCCATTCATTGATTTTTTCTAAATTTGTTGTTTTTCTTAAATTATTAATCATATTAACAGCTTCACCCAAAAATAACTTTGAATCTTCATCATTGCGTCCTTGCGGAGTGCTTAAATTATCATAAAGATGATATAATTGTAACGCATTTCTATTTTCTAGAACCAGCGACTTAAATCTTTTTAATTCGTTTTTAATTGAATTGTTACTGTAAGACTCAACTAGTTTATCTTCAATTTTTGTTTTTATTAATCCAAAGTTTTTCATGATTAAAAATTGTTTATTAATAAATACATCAATTTAGTAATTTATTCAATTGTTCCTCAATTTCACCCAATTGAGATCTACCTTTGATTAAATCAATTTCCTCATCTTCTTTTAATAAACCACCCTCCACTAAAATGTTTATTTTATCTGTTTTAGCTTCAGGTACTGTTGCTGGCGCTTCAATGGGTGGTGCTTCAGGCGTTGATGTCTCAGGTGCTGAAATATCAGTTTCAGGCATTGTCATTTCAGAACTAGGTTCTTGTGCCGGAGTTCCGGGGGTGGCACCTACTTTTTGACCATAAATTGAATCAACACTATTAAAAATACCGGTTTTTGTGATAATGGTTGCGGTGTTTTCAAGCTCTTTCCCAACCGCTCTTTCAATTCTTTGTTGTTGAATGTCTAACTTAATTTCATCGTCTGAGAATCCAAGAATATGCTTTTTCGCCCAAGATTGTGAAACCGGTGCAATACCATCAATTGTTTGAACAGCATCTTTATAAGTTATGATTTTTTCTTTAAAGACATCAACTTTTAATAAATCTGCCTGTGTCGAGGGATTTGTTAAACCTAATGTGAAGTTAGATAACTCATCTTCAAAACCTAAAATAAACAAATGTATAATTGCGAGTTTATTTAATTCAGCTAACATGCTTTTTTGTATTCTATTAATTGTTCTCGCAAAACGAATATCTTGTAACGCAAGATTTTTACCATCGGCAACAACTTCTTCAAACCCAAGGAACGCTTTTGGTATCCTTAAAGCGGTTAAAAGTTTTTTCTGTATGTATTCTATATCTGCAATTTCGGAAAGGTTACTATTTTTAATGAAAATACCGTTTTCAATAGCAAAAGTGTGAGATTTTGAATAAATTTCATTACCATCTACAGTAATAGTTCCAGTATCAATACGTTCTGATAACCATTCAATCTTAGTTATTTTATGGTTAAAATAAACTTCCCTCTCAAGATTATACTTCCATTGACGAATATTTTTAAATCCTCTCTTTTTACACTCAAAATGTTTCCATTCAGTAAAATTTTTAAACCCTCGTTGTTTAACCATTTTATCTACATGGTTTTGCGTGAATTCATTTAAGTTTGTTAACGAACTTCTAATTTCCTCATTAATTTCTTTAAAATGTGATATGAATTCAAAAGAACTATTTAAGTTCTTTAACGCCAAATCAGCACGTAAAGTCTTTTCAAATTCACTAACAAATGAATTAAATATGTAATCATCAAATGTTATTGTTTGTTTTTTAGAAAAAACTTTATTTTGATAATCTTCGTCCAACCATTTTATTAAATTTAATTGTTTTATCTTATTTTTTCTTTCTTCTGTATAAGCTTTTGAAATTTTTTTACCTTTATTTTTTAAATTTTCATCATTTTTATTCCATTCCAATAACTTTTTAGTTGTTTTAGCTTTCGAAACCGGATTATTAATTCTTTCATGTCTTTTTTGTAATTCATCTGAAGAAAGATTATTTAAATAATTTTTAATACCATTTGAAATTTTAATTTTATTTTTTTCTTTTTTTTCTGGAGTAGACCACAATTCATATCTGTGATATAAATAATGGTCCTTAGAGTTCATATAAACTAAATTAGTTGGGTTATTATTAAATCGATTATTATCAACATGATGTATTGTATTTTTTTCCGAGTTTAAAAATTCGGAGTCAAAAGTGAATACGGATAATGGTGATTTATCGCTAAAGAATGACGAAACCATTCTATGGGTGAATTCCCATTTCTGAGTATCGTTATTCCAAATTTTTTCATATTTTTTTGCATATTTTTTATTTAAAATAAAATCATTTTTACGATAAAAAGGCATCAAACTATCATTAACAACCAAATCTTTCGCTTCAACAAATCCTCTAGTTCTATGAACAAATTTATGGTCAGGAGTTGTAACAATTTCCTCACCATTATCTAATGTTATCTTAAGAACTTCAGCATTTTTTCTAGTGATACCCGCCCAAGTAACCATACCCGGATGAACAGAACCACTATTTGGATCACATGAATAAACCCAAAGGTTTCTATTACCACTATCCCACTCATTGATTATTTCTTGCAAGGTTAAAACTCTACCATCAAGAAGGGGAATTCTTGTATCTAACGCAATACAAGCTCCCGGTAATGTATCAATCGGATTTGGTGCTGTAACATCTCTAACAGGAACAAAATAATCTTGGTCAACCGCCATTTGATTATATCTTAGGTCAACGTTACCTGTTTTTGGGTCCGCAACTTGGTCACGCTTAAATTTATTCGCAAATCGTTGTACATATGCTTCAACATCTTTATCATCCATGTTTCCAACAAAGACTTTAAACACCCTTCTTTCAGGCGCTCTTGTTGTTCTATATATCAACATCGCATCTTCTGCAAGAATTAATTGTTTCCAGATTCTTCTTGCTTTTTCCAAAATTGAGGTACCGTAAGGTAGTTTTCTATCATCGCCCAACAACCTAAAATGTGCAACTTCCCATGTATTAAATTCCAAATCTTTTTGTTTCCAAGAAAACTTCATTTGTTTAATTTCGGGATTACTATCAGGTGTCCCACCGGGACGTTTAACCATACCCCTTTCAATACGCTCAATTTCAATATTTGGTAATTGGAAACAACCAACAATTCCCTTTTCGGGATCTAATTTCAAAAAGACAAAATTATCACCATATTTACAAGTATTTCTTGTCCACATGGGTAAATTTGTATTAATATCTAATTGATTATAAAATAAATCAGTTAATATTGATTTAATTCTTTTTGAT